TCCCTCAACCAGACTGCTTCCGATCCCCGAACACTCAATGGCTTCGCAAAGCTAGAGACGAAAGCACGTTCAGCGATTGCGAAGGTCGGAGCAGACGATTTAATTGCTAGGCCGCAGTAGTATCTGTGTAGCTATTCGCAGTCACTTCTTGAAAGCCTTTATCTGTAACTTGGCCATATCCGCACAGCCACTCTTTCTCTATGCAATACTGGTAAGCCGCAATGCGATCAAATGCGCCGCGCTTCGTTGCAATGTTAAGTAGAGCGTCTGTGTGGTTTGTATTTTTTTGATACTGTTTCATACAATCTAGGTAGGATTGTATCAAATAGCGTCAAATAAATACTTTTGTGTACAATCGGGCTACACGGCGATGAATGTCACATACAACGAAATGACACCAGTAATTGCGATGCAAAAATAGATTACAACGCTGCTGATCCGCTGCTCTTCGGAACGCCTAGGCATTTTTATGTCCTTTATGTTTGCGCACAAAGCATATCACAACTGGATAAAATCACCAAATGACGACACGCGGAGAAAAGGTTTGCCAGTTCATTGAACGCTATTGTCTGATCCCAGAAGGTAGCAAAGTTGGCCAGCCGATTAAGCTGTTAGACTTTCAGCGAAAGTTTGTTCTCGACGTCTACGATAATCCAGCGGGTACCTCTCGTGCTTATCTGTCGGTGGCTAGGAAAAACGGCAAGTCGGCACTGATCGCAGCTATCGTCCTTGCTCACTTAGTGGGTCCAGAGGCGCAGCAGAATAGTCAGATCATCAGCGGTGCGCGGTCACGCGATCAGGCGTCTTTGGTTTTTAAACTTGCTGAAAAGATGGTCAGACTATCGCCGCAGCTATCAAATATTGTGCGTATCGTCCCAAGCCAGAAGTCACTGGTCGGTTTACCATGTAACGTGGAATACAAAGCGATTAGCGCGGAAGCAGGGACTGCGCACGGGCTGTCACCTACCCTAGCTGTGCTCGATGAAGTCGGGCAAGTGCGTGGTCCTCATGATCCGTTCGTGGAGGCTATCGAAACGGCGCAAGGTGCGCATCATCAGCCCCTGTTGATTGCCATCAGCACCCAAGCCGCCACGGACGGTGACCTATTCTCATTGTGGTTAGACGATGCCGCAAACTCTGCTGATCCACGGATCGTGTCGCATCTCTACACCGCGCCAAAGGATTGCGAACTGTCAGACCGCAATGCATGGACCGCTGCCAATCCAGCAATGGCTCAGTTCCGATCACAAACAGATATTGAAGATTTTGCCAAACAAGCAGAACGTCTGCCTGCGAAGGCCAACAGTTTCCGCTGGTTGTATCTCAATCAACGGATTGAAGCGCAGTCGCCTTTCCTTTCACGGGCCGAATGGGAAGCGAACAATGCGCCACCCGTCGTCGAACCTGGCGATCTATGCTTTGCAGGTTTAGACTTATCCGCTAGCCGAGATTTGACTGCTCTGATCTTGGTGTTCCCAAAATCCGACATCCATCACGTTGTTCCATACTTCTTTCTCCCAGAAGACGGATTGCGCGATAAGGCACTTGCCGAGAAAACTCCCTGGGATCAATGGCGCGACGACGGGTACCTAACAACTATAGACGGTCCAGTAATCCAGCCAGCTGTGGTTGCGCAGACTGTTGCTGAGATCGCAGAGACATATGATTTGCAGCTGCTGGCGTATGACCGCTGGCGTATCAACGATTTCAAACGCGAACTGGACAACATTGGCGCACAGATACCGATGAAAGCGTTTGGGCAGGGGTTTCGCGATATGTCGCCAGCCGTAGACAAGTTGGAGCGATTGGTTGCAGAGCGCAAGCTATGCCACGGTGGACACCCGATTATGAACATGTGTGCGGCTGGTGCTGTTGTGCAATCTGACCCAGCGGGAAACAGGAAGCTGCATAAAGCCAAAAGCTATAACAAGATTGACGGGCTGGTTGCTCTGGCGATGGCGTTAGGGTGCATGAGTGCGGACGACTTAATACAACCAACATCGCCGTGGGATGATCCAGACTTTAAGTTGGCGGTTTAACTTATTTCCATGGTGGTAATGGCGTCGCGCCTGTTTCAACTCTGGTCAGCATTCCATCGGTTTTGGTAAATACGTACATCACAGCATCGCGAGTGCCGTTTGCGGAATTTGTAATTTGATGAACAACCATGATGTCATCATTTTCGTAAAGGCATCTTATGTTTTCTGCATATGCATCTGAAAGAACAACCGCTGTAATCCGCTCCAACCAAAGGTCGGGGTCTATCACGCCACCCGTTGAATGCATGATAATTTCAATCTCAGGATCAATAATTGAGGTGAATGCCTCTATGTCTCCTGTTTCCCAAAACTGCTTATATTTTTCAAAAAGCATCCGCCGACATCCTGACAAGTAAAGTATCCGTAAATGTAAGGAAACCACACCATGGGCCTTTTTGACAACTTTAAAAAAGCTGAGGTGCGGTCACTCGAAAACCCTAATGCCCCTGTGTCTGCAGAAAACTTTCTGCACATTATGGGGTGGGGCGACTTTCAATCCTCAGCTGGCGTGACCGTTAATATCGACAATGCGCTAGGTGTGCCTGCGGTCTGGGCTGCGGTTAACTTTATCTCAGGCACGTTGGCCAGCTTGCCGCTTGAAGTATATCGCGGGAACGAGCGTGTGACTGAAGGCATTGGCGCATGGCTGAACCGTGCAATTAATCCTACAACGTCATCGTTTCAGTGGCGCAAGTATAGCTATGAACAGGTTTTGACGGGCGGTCGCTCTGTAACTTTAATTCTGCGTAATGGCCGCGGTGATGTCACCGATCTTGTTCCGCTAGACCCTGCTGACTTGCATGTGCAGGAGCAGGTGACTGCAGAGTTTCCGACAAAGACATATCGCAGCAAAAGCCGTGTGTATCAGGCATCTGAAGTTATCGATCTGCATTTCATGCTGAAGCATAATCAAATCGATATTCGCGGTCCTGTGATGACCAACAAAGATATTATCGGGCTGGCGATTGCGGCAGCGCGTTACGGTTCTAAAGCATTCCAATCAGGCGGCATACCACCAGCGGTACTACAAGGGCCATTCCAGAGCGGTGCAGCGGCACAGAGGGCGTCAGAGGACGTGGCTGCCACCACTGCACGGCTAGCGCGGGAAGGGCGTCCTGTGATGGCTTTGCCTGCTGGGCATGAACTCAAGTCAGTCGGTTTCTCACCAGAACAGATGCAACTGTTGGAACTCCAGCAATTCTGCATCGAACAAATTGCGCGTATCTACTCATTGCCACCTGTATTCCTGCAGGATTTATCAGATGGCACATACTCAAACACTGAGCAGCAGGATTTGCATTTCGTAAAGCATACCCTGCGCCGTTGGATTGAGCAGTCAGAGCAAGAGATGAACTTGAAACTGTTTGGCCGTGAGAGTGACATGGAAGTCCGTTTCAACGTGGATAGCTTGCTTCGTGGTGATCTAAAGACACGCATGGAAGCCCATGCAACAGCAATTCAGAACGGAATTAAAACACCGAATGAAGTGCGTGAAAAAGAAGGCTTAGAGCCATTACCTGCTGGCGATGATCTTATGATCCAAGGTGCAACAGTGCCGATTGAGGTTCAGGGTGCGGGTGAGGGAGACGTTTCGTAGTCGACACAAAAACTGGAGAGCCTCACCCGCGAGGAAAATACAATGCTAAGGAAAACATTGTACTCGGTGATACGGCTCGGTTTTAAAATAGGATTAATCAGTACACTGCGACAAAATGGCAGTATGCCGATGCGTGAGCTGACACGGTGGAGTGATCAACCCACGCAAAGGCAAATATAGGACGGCTTTCGCCGCACCATACAAGTCTCAACGACTTAAATTTCTAAACATTTAGAGGAACATAATATGGACAACCGAGAAAGTCGGCAGTCTGCATCTTTTGAGGTGCGGGCTATTGATGATGCGACGGTCGCCGTCGAAGGTTATGCGGCTGTCTTTAATCAGGAAACAGTTATAGGCGGACAGTGGCGAGAGCAGATTGCACAGGGTGCTTTCCGAGATGCGATTGGCCGTGATGATGTTGTGTTTCTTGTAAACCATGATGGGTTGCCTTTGGCGCGTAGCCGTAGCGGAACCCTAGAATTGTCAGAGGATGATCACGGGCTGCACATTCGTGCGCTGCTTGATCCTACTGATCCAGATGTCCGAGCAATCGTCCCAAAAATGAAACGGGGCGACTTGGATAAAATGAGTTTTGCGTTCGTGCCGACCCGCCAGTCGTGGGATGATGAGGATGATATGCCTCGTCGTACTATAGAGGAAGCGGAGCTACACGACGTATCTATCGTTACGACCCCAGCGTACAGCGGCACCGAGATCGGTCTGCGCAGCTTGGAGCGGCATCGCAAAGCACAGAAAAAGAGCCAAGCAGCCCGCAGAATGCGGATGAAGGCTCGCCAATCCCTAACTCGCAAAGGAAAATTCTCATGACAGAGATGAATACAATGCGTGAAGAGATGGCTGCTATTGCCACCGAAGCACGTAACAAATTAGCAGAAGTAACTGATGAAACACCCGAAGAACGCGCAGCAGAAATTGAACGTGAATTTGACGCTATGATGGCGGATCACGACAAGCTAGCTGCACGTGTTGAGCGTGAAGATCGCGTTGCTCAGGCGTTTAAAAAGCTAGAAGCGACTGACACCACTAAAATCCCAGAACCCGAAGGTCGCACTGCACCTGCAGTTGATAATGGTTTGACCATGGATTACCGCGCTGCATTTGCTGAAATGATTGCAAACGGTGGTGACGCGTATGTCGAGCCAGAGGTTCGCAATGTTCTGAAAGAATATCGCGTCCAAGTTGGATCGACGAACTCTGCTGGTGGTTACACAGTCCCAACTGAGCTAGCGACGTTTATTGTCGAAAGCATGAAAGCGTTTGGGCCGATGTACACAAGTCCAGTGTTTACAAGCATCGAAACAGCAGCGGGCAACCCGTTCAATATTCCAACGTTGGACGACACGACAACGACTGCTGAAGCACATACTGAGGGTACTCAGCCAACCGACGATGGCGGCAAAGACGCGACATTCGGTCAGAAAACGCTGAACGCCTATGCCTTCAACACCGAATGGGTGCGTTGGTCAGCGGAACTAAACGCAGACAGCGTGTTCAACATGGAAAGCCTATTAGGTCGTCTACTTGGTGAGCGCATGGGTCGTATCGCAAACGCGAAACTAACCACTGGTTCTGGTTCATCTGATGTCGAAGGTATCGTCACAAACTCAACTGCTGGCGTAACTGCTGCGTCCGCAACTGCTGTGACTGCCGATGAAATCATCGACTTGGTGCATTCCGTTGATCCTGCTTATCGCCAATCGCCAAATGCTGCGATCATGATGAATGACAGCACATTAAAAGCGATCCGTAAGTTAAAGGATGGCAATGGTAATTATCTGTGGCAGATGGGCGACTTCCAAATTGGAACACCGCAAAACATCTTGGGTTATCCAGTTGTTGTGAACCAAGATATGGCGTCAATCGCGACAGGTAACAAAACAATCCTGTTTGGTGATATGAGCCGCTTCTATGTTCGTAAGGTCGGCCAGCCTAGCATTTACGTTGCGCGTGAACGCTTCGCGCCTGACTTCGGTATCTTGGGCTACATTCGTTTAGACGGCTGCTTGTCCGATACGGCTGCGGTCAAGCACCTAGTGCAGGCGTAAAATAAAAACGGGTGCTGCGTTTCTGAAAGGAGATGCAGCACCCGCTGGGTTACATGGGTCAGGGACATGACCGCCGTCTCAGAGTGATACAAACCTCACTACTAATCAACGTTGACGTGGAGGCAACTTTAATCTGTTCTGAACGAGGGTAGGGGTACCGTATTTCCCTGCTTAGGGATAGCGGCGCATTGGTATGTAGCGCGTTGCAGCATGTAGACGTGTCGTTGTTCTACTGCACGCTGTGTTGATGATAATTTGACCGCTTCATAACTACATTCGCTAGCAGTTTCGTATGTGGCGAGCATGTGGCTAGTAAACCCGCCTCTAATTTGTTCAGAGTAGATAATTAAAAACATCGCCCAAACCATAACTTACTCCTCACTTCGGTTTTCGTTTAGGGCGATCAACAAGAACACCACTGCAATTTCGGCATTTGTTGTTTAGGTCCGCTGCGCAGTCTGGGCAGTAGGTGCATTCGTAAGAACAAATTTTAGCATCCGATAGGTGCGTCAGCTCACTGTGGCAGACCAAGCATTCGGTTCGCATTTCTAGCATTTCAAAACCTCAAGCAATCTTTCCTAAACAGGAGCCTAACATGAAACTTAAACTTTTGCAGTCCATGGCGGGGATCGACTTTTCCCACAACGTCGGTGACGTCATAGAAGTAAACGATGCTGAAGCCGTAAAGCGGTATGTCGAACGTGGCATCGCGGAAATCGTAAAGACTACGAAAAAAGAAACTGCAGCAAAAAAAACCGCTGCAAAAGAGACAGCCACGAAAGAATAATTCATGCCGACCTTGTCGCTACAGCACCGTGTTGAGCGCGTGACCGCACCGACTGCAGAACCCGTTTCTGTTGCTGATGCTAAACGCCATTTGCGTGTGGAACATTCCGATGATGATCTGCTGATCAAACGATTGATCGAAACAGCGGTTGCATACGTGGATGTCAGGGGCGTTCTGGGCAAGGCTATGCTTACGCAAACGTGGGCAGAGTGGTTCGCACCCAATCCATCGGAAATCGTGCTGTCGCTTGGCCCTGTGCAGTCTGTCAGTTCAATAAGCTATTACGATACTGATAATACGCTGCAAACATCATTACTGGCGAATTACCATGTGCTTGGGCCATCGTCGCGCACGGTGATCAAACCTAAGTCTGGGTACAGCTGGCCGACCACGTTTACCCGCGATGACGCCATCAAGGTGCAATTTGTGATTGGTTACGGCGATACGTTTCGCGATGTACCCAGTACCGTGCGTCATGCGATCTTAATGCTTGTTTCTCACTATTACGAAAACCGTGAAAATGAGTTGATCGGTACGATCAGCAAAACTATCCCATTTGGGTTTGAAGCGTTAATCGATAACGAGCGGGCTTCGTTCTATGGCTAGAGCAGGGGCGTTCCGCGAGCGTGTTACGTTTCAGCGGATGGCATCAACAACCGATGACTACGGCAATGTTACCGCTGCGTCGTGGTCGAACATTGTAAGTCGCAACGCTGAACTAACCGAACGCACTGGTTTTAAAGATGATCAACAAGGCGCATTGCAAGACGTTGCCATCGCAAGAATGAAAGTGCGGTCCGATACAACCATGAAAACAATAACGGTTGCTGATCGTGTTTCTGCCCGCAGTACACTCTGGGCCATTAAGTCGATCTCTAACGCAACTCCGAAGGGCGACATACTTGAGTTTGTGCTGGAAAAAGGTGTTGCGACGTGAAGGTGGATAGCAAAAAAGTGCAGAACGCACTTAAGCAAATCC